TTCTCATGTTCAGTATTTCTGTTTGCAAGGTTTTGGGTAATAGTTTGAATTTCAGATTCAAGGTCTCGTATTTGTCTCTGGTTGAGGGAAATCCGAGTATTGTTTTGAGAAATCTCATGGTTGAGTTTCGTAATCTCCTTAGATAGAACTGTGAATTGACGCTCTCTCTCCTGTTCTAACTTTATAGTCTCCTCAAGTTCTTGAAAACCTTTCTGGAGTTCCTTTGCCTTATTTTGAGCGTCTGCTATTCTATTTAACCGAAACTCTTCTTCAATTGTCTGTGTGCAGGTAGGGCAGACCGTATTTTCTGTAAAAAACTTATGCTCTTTGGTAATAGCAGATACTTTCTGTGAGATTTTACCCTTAAGATTGTTAAGCTTTACTAACTTATCATCAGCACCAATGACTTCTTCCTGATCCTTCGTGTATTTAAAAATATCTTCTTCAATCTTGGTATTTTCGGTCATATAAATGCCAACTTCAGCGTCTAAATTGGCGATCTTTTCTTTATTGGCATTGATATTGGCATTACCACGATTCTCAAGTTCCTCAATGAAACTTTGTTGCATCTTCATCTTATCCTTAAGAGTTTCTTTCTTAAGTTCAAGAGATTTGATTTGATCTTTCTTCTCACGAATCTTATCTTTGATGAGATTATTCATCGCAGAGAAAATACGAATATCAAGAAGGTCTTCAATCACCTCACGACGATGTGCCGTGGTCAGTTGCATAAAGGGCACAAAAGTGCTACTACCCAAAATCACAATTTGGGTAAAAGATTTGTAATTAACCTTGAGAATATTTTCCTCAAGAATCCTTTGATTGGCACGATCGTCTGCCTCTTTATGCAGAGGAACTCCATTCACCTCAATATCAAAGATATTTGGTTTGATACCACGACGAACAAGATAGTCTCGACTATTCACAGAGAACTCAATCTCCACAAGACAATCTTTTTCGTTGGTAGTATTAATGAGTTGATTTTTGTTAATGCGGCGAAATGCTTTATTAAATAAAGCAAATGTTAGTGCATCCAAACAAGTTGATTTTCCAGCACCATTTGTTCCAATAATTAAATTTGTATGGTGTTTTTCAAAGTCAATCTCAGTAAATTGATTCCCCGATGAAAGGAAATTTTTGTATCTAATCTTATGAAATACTAACATTCTTAGGAGGAATAACGATATCGTCAGGAGTTATGACCGCATACCGATAATTATACATCTTACAGGTCTTGATTGCAAGCTCATCATCAACCTCTACAACATCCATTTCAGTTTCTTCTTGGTCCTCAAGCATTAAAGCATAACGAGTTGCATCATCTTCTTCCTCAAACAGAAATAAAACTTTGTGACCATATTGGTCTTGAACTGCATATGCTCCGTCGTCTTTTCTGTCTTTGAGTGTGAGAAGAAACATTTATTCTACTTCGCAAGCTTGTTTATAAAGATCTTGAAATATTCCCTTGATGACATTCTTATCAAACTCAAATTCTGCCTCATCAATATATCTATTCAAAATTGAAATCGTGCTCTCTTCTTCATCAATCTCAAAATCTTCACTTTCTTGAATGTCAAAGTTCTCAACGATTTTGAGTTCTTGAATTCCAGCAGTATAAAGTTTGTCGATGAACTTCTCAAAATCTTTTGGTTTCGATTTCTTACGAACAATCACCTTAACAATCTTATTTTCATACTCAGTCGCATCAAACACTTGATAAGGAGTGTCCTCATAATAAATGTGATAGAACAATTTATAGGGATTGTTGATTGGAGTATGAGTGAGGGTTTCCGTATCAAAGATATGAAATCCACGAGTATCATTCACATCTGTCCAATACATTTCATAAGGATTACCAAGATAAAAAATCTTGCCATTATCAGAACGAGTGTGATAATGACCAGAAAATACTTTGGTAAATTTATTGAAAATCTTTGGATCTGTTCCGTGATCTTCCATAATCAAATTGCGATTCACACGGAAACCTTGAAGTTCTAAGTGACCCATCGCAACCTTTGCTTTGGACTTCTTGATTTGACTCAGAGTTTCATCATAGTTCTCACTACAAATCCAAGGCACCATCAGTATATCCAGACCACCAACTTTTACCGTTTGTGGAGAACTATAGGTCCGAATGTTAGGATAGGTCTGAAGAAGCAGACTTGGAGAATTGACACTATTGGTGTTCTTATAGTAACAATCGTGATTACCCACAATCATATGAGCCTCATAATCCCGCAGAGGTTCAAATACAACTCTCTTCGCCCATTCCAGACTTTGATAGTCAATTGACTTGCGACTATCAAAAGCGTCACCCATATGAATAACTGCTTCTACCCCGTGTTCTTTCAGGGCAGGAAAAAATACATTCTTGTAGAAGAGTTCAAAGTGGTCGTGGAGATACTTTGAACCCTTTCTTGCTCCGTAATGGGTGTCCGTAATTATGGCGATTTTCATCGATTATTTCTGTATTGGATTGCGTCTTTGATACTATTATAGTCGCTACTGTGCCCAGAAAGCAAGCTGTCATCGACCATCATAACCTCATCAAACCCTGTGCGTTCGATAATCTTAGTCTTAATATCTAACTGCTTCTTTTCTTTTTGAATTCTTCTCAAAAATGCGTAGTGAATAATTTGAGTAAAATAAGCAAAAGGATTCTTTGATTTCTCTGGATCAAAATTATGAATGTATTGAACGCAATTTTCAATTCCGTCAGAAATCATATCCTCACGGAACATATAATTCACAAAGTTTGGTTTATATGATAAATGAGTCGCAATCTTTAGAAAACACTCTCCAAGATAATTTGGAATTGGTGGTTTTCCTTCCCAATGCTTTCCGCGATCTTCTTTGGTTGGTTTTCTATCATACTTTTGAAGAAAAGAATTTTCTACCTTAGAACGATAAACAACCATCGCTTCTAATAATTCTCTATTATTTACATAATGTTCGGTTTTCTTTTTTGACATACCATTGGACTCATCTATTATAATTTTTCTTTATTATAACATACTTTTCAAGGACTTGACAAGTTATAAAAATATGAGTAGAATCGCTTTGTTGCCTTTGAAGATAAGGATCTAGCCTTCTTTAAGACCTTTAAAGAGATTCTCAAGTTTCTTGCGAGCCTCTTCAACGGAAGAAATATATCCCATCTTTGGAGATGGTTTTACTTTCCCTGAAGGATTATATACATCTACTGAATCATCATCATTAATATAATTATTGTAAATATCAATCAATCTTTTATCTTTGGTTTCTGTCATTGTAATTACTTTATCAAGTTTAATCATAAAGAAATCATCATCCGACATTTCAATCCATGGTTTTACTTTTATGTGCATACCATGTTGATTATGAAATGCTTTCATTGTAACAGGATTTTGTAACACAATGATAGGGTCACCATCATTTTCATCAACCATCACCAAAGACAGTATCTCTTCTCCTGATATTAATTTTATGATTGCGTAAAACTCTTCTCCCATTAGTCCTTAAGCGGTATGTTTACAATTTCATAATTAAAGTTTTCTTCGTTATAAACTTTGATTCTTTCGATTAGATGGTTGAGAGTATAATTTTTTCTTGACTTATAGCTGATATCATCGGCAATGTCATATAGAGTTGCTTTTGTTTTATTATCCCCCTTTCTTAGGACTCTTCCGATTGATTGGAGGTTTCTGATTCTTGATTTACTAGGGGAAGCAAAGATAACATTATGTAGATTTCTGATGTTAATACCAGTAGAAAAAGTGCCGTAAGAAGCAACGATGATCGCATTATTTTCTTTTTCAGTAATCTCTCTGACTTTTTCTCGATCCTCAGTATCTACACCACCGTGAACAAAGAACACGTGGCGATCTTCAGCGATACTCTTATTTATGAGTTCGTATAAAGGTTGCCCGTGACCTTCAACACGGGCAAAGAGAATCAGAGTGTTTCCTTTTAGATCAAGAGCAAGGTTTTTAATAAACTTATTGCGTTTTTCGTGATTGATAATATACTGAACTTCATCTTCAAACGTTTCAAACTTATTCG